ATTCAGATGCAGCAGAAGTATATATATAAATACTTACCTGCTGAACTCAAACAAGGCAAGATCAAGAGTAAGACTGCTTATATATCATATTCTCAGAAGAACGGATTCTCTGACAACAAGCTTGTCCTCCCAAATGGATCAGAGATCATATTCCGTAATTACGCACAAGATATTTCAACTATTGAGGGTGGTGAAGTTGGCTCAATGACACCCCTTACAGGGAACCCAAAGATACACAATATAGGTGTTTGGGCTGATGAGCTTATCCCTCAAGATTTTCTAAACACATTACGTTTCAGATTGGTTACGCGCGATGCCAAGATGCTTGTGAGTTTCACAGCGATCGAAGGTTATAGCCCAGTGGTTAAAGAGATGATAACTGGAGCAAAGACACTTTTGGATAAAGAAGCTGAGCTTATCCCAGGCATGCGCGTACCAATTATTCAACAGCCGAAGCGCGGTGATTCACGTATCGTATATTTTCATACTGCTGACAACCCCTACGGAGGCTTTGAGCGTATCAAGAAAACCTTACAGGGTGCGCATAGGGATGACATACTTTGTCGTGCGTATGGAGTCCCTACAAAGCCGTTGGCTGGTAAATTTCCCAAGTTCAATCACAAGTATAATGTGGTTAAACATGAAGATATACCATTCATCAAAGATAAATCATCTCCCGTAACTCATTATATGGTTATCCATCAGGCAGTAAGCCTTGGTTTATGCTATGGGCTGGTGTGACTCCAATGAATGAGGTGTATATCTGGGCAGAGTTTCCTGATATCGGATTTGGCGATTGGGCTGATATGTCCAAAGGCAAGAAGGGTAGACCTGGAGATGCAGCAAAGCCGAATGGATATGGTTACGATGATTATATTGATCGCATCAAGGAGGTTGAGGAAGGCATCACAATATTTGAGCGTTTGATTGACCCAAGACTTGGAGCAGCAAAATACCAAGGAGAAGAGATACAGACATCAAGATACAGACATCAATCATTGATGAGTTGGCCAAGAAGGGTATCGATGTTATACCAGCACCTGGATATGATGAGGATCAGGGTCTACAGGCTATTAATAAGCTTCTAGCTTGGGATGAGCGTATGCCTATGGGATTGGGTAACAAACCACTATTATTTATATCAGATAGATTAGACAATACCATATATGCAATGACTGAATATACAGGTGAACTCGGTAAGGATGAACCCACGAAAGATCCAGTTGACTGTGTACGTTATTTGGCAATTGCTGACATTATGTATATAGAAGATGAAGGAAGCCACCATTTTGTAGCGAAACGCCACTAAACACGCTGCATATTGAGTGAATTGTGATAAAATATTTAAAAACTGATTAAGAATTATGCCTAGTTTAGCCCAAAGAGAAGAAATTAAGAGAAATTCGGATCAAGATCCAGATATAGACAGACTAAAGGATGCTTTACAAGAGACAACCTCTCAATTAAGTCCTTTTTATAATCAGACACAATGTAACTTTGATACTCGCAACAACTTCTGGCCAGGACAAGACTTAGAATCTGGCAGAAAGAAAGGATCACCGAATAATCCTGCCTATCCTTGGGAAGATGCAAGCGACATTAGGCCGTTCACAGTAGATTCTTATATCAGAGAAAATAAAGCGTTGCTTGTTAAGTCCTTGTTGCGGGGCAATTTGACAGCCGTTCCTGTTGAGGGAAATGACATTGAGAGAGCAAAGATGATTTCTCAGTTCATGAAGTGGCTACTATCACAATCAGAAGATATCGACAGACAATCCAAGATATTAGCAGATTACCAAGAAGAAAAAGGTATTGGTATCTGTGGAGTATTCTGGGATACAAAGGTTGAAGAGGTTATGGAGGATCTAACACTTGAAGATGTGTTGGCAATCAATCCAGAAGATCCATCAATCGGTGAAAGATTGGTAGCTCTTATATTGGAGCCTGAAACAACCAATGAAGCAACAGATATCATGCAAGAGTTCTTCCCTTCAGTGAAGAGGCGTAAGGCTCGTAAGATGGTGAACGATTTACGTAAGAATGGCATAACAAGGGTTGGCGTTCCTCAAGTTATTGAGAATAAGCCAATCATTAAAGCCTACACAATGGATGAAGATGTATTCTTCCAGCCAAATGTGATAGACCTGCAAGATGCGCCATATATATTTCATAGAGTGTTCATGACCCCAGAGGAGTTGAGAGCAAAGATCAATATTGAAGGATGGGATGCTGAATGGGTTGAAGAGGTTATCAAAACAACTGTAGGCCAACAGCCTGATGACATCATCAGTTATAGCACAACTTTACGAAAGAAGGGAACAAGAAGAACCCTTACAGAAAACATTATAGATAATAATAGTGGATTCATCAGTGTAGTATTTGCATATGAGAAAGCCACAACAGAGGATGGTGTTCCAGGTGTATTTGTTACAGCAATGCATCCAAATGTTGAAGGATGGGGTAAATCAGAGCTATTGGATTATCCAAAGGCTAGATACCCTTTTGTTGCATTCCCAAGAGAGTATAGAACCCAAAGACTTATGGATTCGCGCGGGTTGCCTGAGATCTGTAAAGGATTCCAAGATGAGATCAAGGTTCAGCAAGATTCACGTGTTGATAGAACACATTTAAGCACATGTCCACCTCGTAGACACCCATTAGGCCGTAAAGCTTCAAACTGGGGTCCAGGTGATTCATTGGGTGAACGTAGACCTGGAGAGTATGGCTTTATTGAAGCACCAACAGGTGGAATAAGTGATTCCATTGAGATTGAGCAAACAGTTCGTGATAACATGAATCGTATGCTTGGTAGACCTGTAGCGGGTGAAGAACCACAGCATGCTATCGATGTATTGCAAGATATGGTTGATCAATGGTTACGTAACTGGAAGAAGGTTATGGACCAAATGTGGGATCTACACCAGAAGTTTGGGGAGTTCTTTAGAGTTATCGGATCACAAGACGCTGAATCTATGCAATTTATCAGATCTGAAGGGCCAGAGAGAGTTGATTTCTACCTTGATTATCCAGTTATCAATGCTGATGCAGCTGTATTATTTGATAAGCTTCAGACGGTTGGGGAATTAGCTACTAAGTTGGATAGGAATGGCAGATTTGATTATGATGAATTACTAAGTGCCACATTATCAACAGTGGATACATCATATCCAGAAAGATTTATCAAACCAGCACAGGTTGCTACAGAAGAAGAAATTAGACAAACACAAGATGACCTTTCGAAAATCGCCTCTGGACAAGCGGTCAATGCGCCAGCTAATGCTAACGTACAGCTTAGACTCCAAGTTATCGACCAATACTCAAAGGGAACTGAAGATATCCCTGCCACAGATGTCCAAGAGAGATATCAGTCAGACGAGAATTTCAAAGCGAGAATTGACAAGTATGTTGAGCAATTACAGTTCCAAGAAACCCAAAGGCGTAACGCTGTCATTGGAGCTTTAGGAACGGAACCTGGAAATACACTGCCTTCAACTTAGATTTTAGATAGATATGGAAGAATACACAGTAAAACTCAAGGCAGACCAGATTGAGACCATAATAGGATTTTGCAGGGTCGCAATAAATGGAATGTATGATAACATATATCATGGGTGGGAAAACCATGAGGAAGAAAGAAAAGAGAGAAGGAAAAACCTCGAAGATATACAGTTGAGGTTGTCTATAGGGCAGGAGGATAAGTAGATATGGATAATGAAGAAGATAAAGAGTTTGTTGAATACATCAAGAGGCAGCATGCGAATGCGGACCTACCTATATTACTTAAGAAGCTTCATGAGCTTAAGAAGTATTATTCTGAAGAGCGTAATTTACCAGAGGTGATATCCAATACAAACGCATTGATCCACGTTAATGGCAAAGAGTCTGCCTTTGATGAGCTTATTGACTCCATTGAAGGTGTCATAGACCCCACAGAATAAACACGCTGCATATTTTTTGCTCCTTTGTTATAATCACCAGTATTGGGTTCTGTAAACCTTAAAAAAATACTGAAGATATGA